ATGCTATCAATACTACTTTAGCAACTTATAATACTACAAACTGGGACACTGCATATGGATGGGGAGATCATTCGCTAGAAGGATACTGGGTAGAAAATGCCACTAAAATTTCTAATTGGGATACAGCATATGGGTGGGGCGATCATTCTCTAGAGGGTTATCTAACATCAGAGACTAGTCATTCTGATGTAGTTATAGACGGTGATTTCACTTCAACTGGTTTGATGAAGCGCGGTTCTACCGCTGGATCTTATTCTATTGTTACTGACAATTCAGCAAACTGGGATACTGCTTATGGATGGGGAGATCATGCTGATGCTGGATATCTAAGTGTTTATGTGGAAACTGATCCCACATTTACTTCTTCTGCGGCTTATGGTATTGATGCTACTGATATTACAAACTGGGATACAGCATATGGGTGGGGTGATCATTCTCTAGAAGGTTATTTAACAATTGCTGATTTTGGAACTACTGCTCCAGTGAATGCAAATGATGCTGGTACACCTGGAGAAATTAGATATGACGCAAATTACATTTATGTTTGTGTTGCAGCAAATACTTGGAAAAGATCTGCTCTTTCTACTTGGCCATAAATAATTTTTTTATATTATACCATGGATTCTGTACAATTGAAATCTGATTTCAAAAAACAACTTGAAGATGTTGATGCAAGGATTAAAAAAACTGAAGAAGATTTAGAGCAACTTAAAGAATATAAATTTAAGCTTCAAGGTGGATTAGAAACTCTGGAACTTCTGGAATCCACAGAAAAGAAAGCTTGACAAGACTCAAAAATTCCAGTACAATAACTCTGTCAAGGGTTCAAAGATAAATAATAAGAGCTTTATAAGTAATATCTAATGGCAGCGATACCTGTAAATATTGTCGTTGATCGTAATGCCAATTTTGACGTAACTTTTTTTATCACCAATAAAGATGGTACTCCATTGAATATGGTTGGGTACACTGGTGAAGCTGCATTTAAAAAAAGTTATAATGCTACCACTTCTGTTCCAGTGTCTTTGGTTTTTGTAAATAGAACCGCTGGTGAAATTGGATTATCAATGACTGCAGCTGAAACTGCTGCACTGGATAGAAGAAGGTATGTTTATGACATTCTTTTAACCTCTCCTCAAGGATATAAGACTAGAGTTATTGAAGGAATTGTAGAAGTAACTCCTGGAGTATCTTCCTGATGGCAGACTATAATGTTAGGATTGGTTCTGCAAAATATAGCATTGGATTGAGAGAAAATCCTCAGTACAAGCTTGATGTAAATTATCAAATTCCAACAAAATCAACTCAATATAGTAATTTAATTCTTGATGATATTTCAGTTAACTTTAATTGCACTTCTGTTCCTCCTGCAAATACATTTAATTTAGCTGTTGGTGGAGAAGCATACACACCAATTAATGAGCAACAACTTATTATTTCAATTAATGATATTGTTTTACAACCAGTTGTAGATTATATTGTTTCAAATAGTCAAATTGTTTTTACTAATCCTCCATGTGCTGGAGATAAATTCTCTGGTATTGCTTTAGTAACTACTGCAGATCTAACAAGAACTTTAAATTTTGTTATTGATTCGGGATCATTTCCAATGTCTATTGGTCCTAAAGGGGATATGACAGTTGATGTTTCTGGAATTATTGAATCGTGGGTTGTTGTTGCAGATGAACCAGGCAATATTGAAATTGATATTCATAAGTGTTCATTTGACACTTATCCAAATTTTCAATCCATTTGTGGTACAGAACTTCCAACACTTGGAGTTTTAAATCAATCTCAAGCAATTAAAGCAAAGGATGATAATTTATCCACTTGGAACACAACAATCAATGCTGGTGATATTTTTAGATTTATTGTAAATTACTCCCAAAATATCTCTACAGTAACAGTGTCGCTGAGAATAAAGATATAAATATTCACAGGTTATAAATAACAATACATAGGCAACGCACTCAAAGAGGAAACATTACATGGCACTCTTAGTAACCGATAACGGCGAAATTGATTCTCTTAGAAATCTTCTGAACTATTCTCAGAATATTCCTAGAAACCTTATTCTAAAGCTGTTCACGACAGATACATATCCTGCTGAGAGCGACACTCCCTCTCAAACAAGATATTATGAACCATATACCGACAATAACACAAACGGTTATGGTGCAGCTCCAACAACAGGTTATCCACAGGTCTATAACAATAGAACTGATCAGGACTATGCTCAGCAGTATGGCATTCTCTTGAATGGTACTCGTTGGACTATTGAAACGGAACCACAGGCAGTTGTAACTGTTAATGGTACTGGTACATCTGGTCAATATCTAATTACAGTTACCAGCAATTCTGGTATCAAGAAGGGTGACTATGTAACTGGAGGTTCTGTCGGAACTGGTGCTTATGTTGTAGACATCGACGGAACTACTCTTAACTTAAGTGTAAAGAATACAGGAAACTTTGCTGCACAACCACTAAGCTTCGGTAGAGGTAGAACAACTGCTTCATATCCAGAACAAACATTTACATTCAGTGGTGCTGCTGGAAATATCTACGGATACTTCCTCTCCCGTGCTAATAATATGCCTACAACTATTCATGGTGTAGCAGACGCAGCAACTATTTCAGCAGCAACTCAAATCACCAAGACTGGTGTTAGAGGAACGATTGGTAATAAGTACATTACTCTTGCAGCAGTTTCTGCTACAACAGCAGCAACTGGAACATCTGGTCAATTTCAAATGACTGTTACTTCAACATCTGGAGTTGCAGTTAACCAGCGTGTAACTGGAACCAATGTTGCTCTAGGAACTCGTGTTACTGGAATTGTAGGTACAACAGTTTATCTAAACAAACCTCTTTCTGGCGCTGTAAATGGTAATGTTACTTTCCAGGCAAATGTAGCAGAGAATCTTACTCTTGGAATGAAAGTTTCTCAGACTGCTACTCCAAATGGTATTGATGCAAACACCATCATTACTGGTATTGATTATGAAACAGCAGCTACAAATGGAACAGTTGTTGTTTGGTTGAACAATGCACTGATTGAAAACATTCAGGCATCTAATGGTAACGATACAGTTCTATTTGATTACAGCAAAGTAACTGCTACTGGTCACGGTCTAGTTGTTGGCGATGCTGTTTATATTGACCAGGGAACTGGAAACACCACTACAACTCCTGGTACATACATTGTACATACAGTAATTGACGCTGATACATTTACAACCACGAAAGCAATTCAGGGAACTGGATCTGCAACTCTTTATGATGCTATCTTCTTTGCTGAAAGATTCACCAATGGTCCATACGCTATTCAGAACGCTGGCGACCAGATTAAGGTTACTCTGAATGTCAGCCTCGACTGATTGATCTCGTTGAACTCTTTATTATGTTGGGGGATTGCAAAAGCGGTCCCCTTTTTTATTAATGAGGAGGTTAAAAATTAATGTCAATTGTCTATGGATACCAAGGAGGAAGTTCTGTCGGTTTGTTTAATCTAACCGCAGGAATTCGTGCAGCTTATTCTTGGAATCCATCGAGCATTGAACCATTTGTTCGTGTTGATTTGGGACCATCGTTACTATCAGCACCAACAACAATTATAGACCACGGTTCTGTAACTCAGCAGGAAGCATTTGGGTTAGAGGATTGGGGTCGAATCATTTATACTGAAACTAACTTCCCATTTGGAGAATTTAGACCAGTCAGTAATACCACATGGACAGTTGTTCACGCTTGGGTTGGTAGCGGACAAATATTTGAAAGGGGCAACACATATTATCGTCTCGTCGCTCCATGGATTGTTAGTGGTACACTCATTGTTTCGGGTAATGCTGAAACTCACTGGGTGCCAAATATCGAATCTACTGGACTATTTGGCATCCAGTCCAATACTGACGAAGCATTCTCCAGAATTATTTCTGGTTCAGGAACATTATTTAAGTTTGGATCTGTCTCTAGTACTAGTAGCAGAGCATATAGTACTGGTGGATTATTTAAACTTAGCAGTAATACTAGGATATCGTTCCAACCAAATTGGGTTGGAGATGGATCTCTGGCGCTCTACAACGAGTCGATTGAAGTCACCAGGGCATTTGGATATGCTGGAACTGGAACCCTTTCTACACTCGATACAAATGTAGAGAGAAGGACATATTCATATAACCTATCTTCTATTGTTTATTTTGATTATCTGGACTTTGGAACCATTCCTCTCCAGACAATTCAAAATATTCAAACAAATCAAACTTTATCAGGATCTAGTACTGGATCTACAGTTGCTATAGATCCTGGTGTAACTGCGAGTGTTACTTCTGATTATCAAGTTTCATTGCCAAATGGAACTCCAAATATCACACGAGAGTATATACCAATCACACTTGGAAGATCAGCTGGTGAAGATTGGGGATTCATCAATATTAATCAAACTCTATATCCAATGGGTCTTGCAAGACTCAAGAGTGAAACAAAGATTGCATTCTCTCCAAATTGGGTTGGATTTGGAAATATTGAAATTACAGGAATTGGTATTGGTAAGACAAATCCAATTTGGAGTGGTTATGGAGTTCTAAATGTATCTGGATTCACCATTCCAAACTTTAGTCTTGCACACTATGGATCAGGATCTCTGTTCAATATTGGTGGTGGAGATTCTGTCAAGACAAATAGTTATGTTGGATCTGGAATTTTATTCAACTTCGTTTCTTCTGTAGAGAAATCTTCTAAAGATTATGAAGGCAGTGGATCACTCTTTAATCTTCAGACAGAATCTAGAATTAACTTTATTCCAAATTGGGTCTCATATGGAGAGATTGGAATTTCTGGACAAGTTTCTGATGTCAAGAGATCCTTCTCGCAAGATGATATTGCAAATCTATTCGTTCTTTCTGGTGATGCATATCACGAAAGACGCACATATAGTTACAATGATTCTTCAATCGTATTCTTTGAGTATGAAGACTACGAGTTTATTTCATCTATTGGATCTGTACTATCAGTCACAAATTCGCAGAATCTATCTGGAATTTCTACTGATTCAATTATTAGAATCGAAGATGGCGTCACTGCAACAGTAGATTTACTATATCAAATTTCTCTTGTTGTCGGATCTGTACCAGATGTAGTACTAGATCATGGATTTATTACTGAAGGATATTCTGGAAATATTGATTGGGGATTCATTTCTCAGACAATTACAAATTATCCATTTGGTGGATTTAGATATGTTTCTGATAGTAAGACTAATTTTGCTATCGGAAATCTTGGATCTGGTGATATTAGTATCTTTGGTGAAGGAAGAGGAAGAACCAATCCAATCTGGAATTCTTATATCCGAATTCAAATTGATATTAATTCTGAGAAATCTAGAACAAAGGTATACACTGGTTCTGGTCTTCTCTTTAATTTTGTTAGATCCGATGAAAGTATTGCAAATACTTACACTGGTTCTGGATCTCTATTTGCAATCAGTGGACTTGCTGAGTCGGTTGGATTTGCTGAGATTAAAGATGTTCTATTCGATATTTCAGGAACAGCTTCCATCAGATTTGCTCCAAACTGGAATGGATTTGGAGATATCAAAGTTGATGGATTTGCTGATAATATCCAGAGAACATTCTCACATAGTAAGCAAGGATCTCTATATGTTATTAGCGGTGATGCATATCACGAAAGACGCACATATAGTTACAATGATTCTTCAATCGTATTCTTTGAGTATGAGAACTTCGGATTTATTGCTGGAGTTGGATCTCTACTTAGCGTCTCAACATCTCAAATACTTTCTGGCCAGTCAGACGATTCGATTGTACGAATTGAAAACGGAGTTACAGCTTCCGTAGATTTACAATATCAAGTTTCACTAATTGAAAATTCGATACCTGATCAGTTCTTTGATTATGGTTCTATTACTGAAGGATATTCTGGAAATATTGATTGGGGATTCATTTCTCAGACAATTACAAATTATCCATTCGGTAGATTCCATTACAACAGTTCTACTCTCACAA